GATGAACCGGGTTTACGATGAACTCGAATGCATCAGGCGTAGAGATCGACATGATCGAGCGGTAGTCGGCCTCATCGTTGATGCGGATGATCGCCGCGACCGTCATGTCCGAGATGGCGGTGATGAGTCCGCCATCGGCCATCAGTAGGTAATCGTCGGTCGAGTCGAACGTCCGGGCGTAGGCGATCTGCGCCACTACTCGGTTCGTCCTATTTGCGCTCGCGTGATGTATAGGACAGTTCTGCCCGAAGGATAGGTAGGCGGACGATTCTTGTACGGACCCAGCTTTAGGTACATATCGAAATCGTCTGTCCAACAGGTCGGACCGTTCTGCCGCGGGAGGACGTTCACGCCGTCAACCCACGCCTCGGCCCAGCCGGTGTTGTCGGGGTTGAACTTGCCGCCGTAGCGCAGGTGAATACGACGGTTTCGATTCGGCGCGTAGCTCGAGCCATTGGCGTTCGAGAGTTGAATGAGGTTGCGGTAGCGCAGGTTCGCGGTCGATCCGGGAGGCGATCCTCCGGCGAGCTTGAACTGAATCCAGTGTGGGTGCGGATTCGAGTACGGCTCGATGACAATGTTGAAGCAGCCCCAGCCCGTAGAAGACGCGGGATGCGCCCCAATCAGCGCGTTCCAGTCGCGCGCCCAGTCAAACTCGTCAGGAAGCCAGAGCTCGAAGTCGAACCAGCGAATGTCGCCATAGCTCATCTGCGCTGCGTTCCACATTGACTGCGTTGGAGCGCCGAGCTGACAACGGTGTACCGACGTATCGTTCGCCCAGCCTGGGTCAGAGTTACGGATCTCGTAACGCAGCGCGCGGCCAACCCCATCAGGCGCCGTAACCAGAGAAAGCCGCCCACTCGCGTCCTGTTGCACGCCGGGAGAGGGACCGGGATTGAAGCTCGCGGTGTAGGTCTGAACAGTGTCCCACTGAGGATTCGAGATGTTCACGAAGTCCTCATTGAAGTACGGACTGGACAAACCTCCCGATGGCGGCACAGGCGGCGGCGGCACAGGCGGCGGCGGATCAGGCGGTGGATAGGGATTCGTCGTCTGCCCAATCAACCGTGAAATCGACATATGTTCCTTCCCAGCCGCGACCAGCATCCGACCGTACTTGGTCGACATACTCGGAGGCTCGACCTGCTTGCCGGCGATAACGTCATCTCGAAACTTCTCCCACTTCGCAGCCTCGGCGGGGTTGTCCCGTCTGAACTGGGAGTAGCTCGTCTTGTTCGCCGTCTGAACATTGGGGACGAACTCGTCAGGGAAGTACCTAAGCGCCGGGTCGGGCGGCATCGCCTATTCGTCCCAGACGAGGTATGCCTCGATCGGTTGCCCCGTCCCCGATTCGACGATCACACCGATGCCGTTGGCAGTACCAGTCGAGATGCGAAAGCCCGTGTCACCGAATGTCTCGATCAGGCCCGCACCGACCGCTGCTCCCAGCGCCCACCGATAGCCGAGGTCATCTCCGAGAGACGGGTTGGCTGAGTGCGTGGTGAAAGCCGTGCAGGAAGCGGCAGGCGAATCCGGGTTGTGCTTGCCCTCCGTCAGCCCTGCCCCCGGCGTGCCCGCCGAGGTAAGGCGCACGAGCTTTAGGTACACCGCAGTCGACGTCGTATTGGTCAACCCAACCGCCCGCAGGGAGCCGCCGACCGAGGCTGCGGAATAGAGAGAGATGATCGGGAGAGTCGTCGAGCCGGCGGTGGTCAGCGCTCCTGCTGAATAGCGTGCCATCCCAGCCTCCTAAATCTTCGCGATCTTGTTGGCGCCGTTGTCCCACTGGACCGTGACGTCACCACCGAGGGTTACGGGAAGGCCCGAGGCCGAGTCCCACCAAAAGTAGAGCGGGGACGTAGCGGCTGTCCCGTTGTTGGCGATGAGGATGCCCTCGCAGGTATCGCCCGTCGTGCCCGTGAAGGTCACATCGTTCGCGTCGAGGATGCCGTCATCGGCCGCGTCGATCTTGGTCATCGCCGCGCTCGTCTCCTCAATCCCCGCCGCCAATCCGGTCGCGTCTCGAAACTCGTGGTTCGTGAGGTCGACCGTGTAGTCGGCCGTGTCGACGAGGTACGTCGCACACGCTGTTCCACCGGCGGCAAGCCAGATGAGATCGCCCTTGGCGATGTGCTTCATCCCTTTCATATAGAAGCCGTTGGCTATGGCGACACACCTCCATTGGACGGTCCAAGACCGATCACTGTGACAGTGGACATGACCTCCGCGATCTCGTCCTCGGAGGCCGGCTTGACAGTTCCGTCGATGATCTCGACGTATCCCTTGATCGCGAACTCACGCGCTTTGTCTTGGTCGAGACAGCCAACGGCGCCGGCCGGGATATGCCACTTGATGCGCTTGTGCTTGTCCGCCCAGCCGTTGATGTCGTTGCGCGCGCGCACCTGAACCTGCGGCTGGAAGACCTGTTCCACCGGAACGAAGGTGATCGGCTGAACAGCGCGCGGACGAGCCATCAGACCGTGACGTTCAACTGCGAGCTGAGAGCGACCTTGAGCGCTGCGAGTTCCTCCTCGAGCGCGTTGACCTTCTGCGCGAGCTTCGCGACGTTCGCGGCTACCGGATCAGCCTTGGGGCTGGCCGGGCTCTTGGGCTCCTGCTTCGTTGGCACTTGGTTCTCCTTCCATCGGGAGCGGTTCAGGTGCGATCTGCGCGAGCTGGCGCGCCGTCTCCTGCGCTTGCAGGACGTGTGCCTGGATGTGCGTCTCGTAGCGCACCCACATCTCGACGTCGCCGGAGAGCTCGGCGTCGATCTGACCCTCACGATGGATCGGGATATGAACCTCGGGCGGGTCGTAATACTGGACGGGTGGCTGCTGACCGGAAGCGATGAGCGAGTTCTCGAGCTCGGCCTTGTCCGCCTGCGCGTCGACGCCGCCCTCTGGCAAGTCGAGCGCTTGACCCTGCTCGAGCGATTCCTTGAGCCACTCGACCCAGTCGTGCGGATTCGACATGAACGCGGTCGAAGCGATCGACGCGGCCCAGACGTCCTCGATCTTCTTGAGCTCGGATGCCTGCGAGCGGGGAAGGGTCGCGCCCTTCGCGACCTTGACGATGAAGAACGCCGGAATCTTGGTGGCCGCGAACGCGAACGCTTCGGCCTGGTCCTCGTCGGAGACGAGTGTCAGAATCCGCTCAGGTCCCCAGTACGTCCGCATGTCGTAGACAGACGCTTCCACGAGCTTGCCGATCGCGGCCTTGTGCTCGCGGGTGATGCCCGAGCGCTTGACCTGATCGTTCTCGTTCAATAGCGCGAGCTGCGAGTAGGTGGTGACGTTGGTCGGATTTTCGCCGAGGCGTGGGCCACGGATGCCCGTCGCGTGCTCGAGGTCGACGCGCATCTCCTGAATGTCGTGGTACATCCACTCCCCAGGAGAAATGCCCTTTGATTCAAAGGGCTGACGCTCGTTCGGCTCGAGCTCGATGATCTCGACGGCAAGTCCTTTGCGCTCCTTCGCACGCGAGTTGCGCTCGACAAAGACCATCGGCAGGCCACGGTCGATGATCTCGTTGATCTGGGTGCGGCGCTTGTTGACGATGCGCTGCGGGTCCTTCATCGACTCCACCAGCCCGCGTGACCAAAAGCGTCCGGTGACGCGCCACCAGTGGAAGTAGGTGATTCCCGACGTCGGGTTGTCGGAGGCGTCCTTGTACGGGAGCTTGTTCGTCACCCGTAGCGCCTTCATCTTGTTCCCGGCGAAGACGATCGTCCGTCCATCGGGGAAACGAGGGTTGGGCCGCTCGAAGTAGTGGAACAACCAGACGTGGCCCTTGAGGTTCCCCGGCTTGCCCTGCGGCATTACACCGTCGAGCGTCCCGGCCTCGGACTGAGTGTCCAGCCCGAGGATCGAGACGATGTCGGTGTCTTCCTTGACGTCCGACGTGATCTCTCCGTACTCGGCGCGAACGCTCGCGAGCGAGGCGGGCCGAACGACGCACTCCCAGGGGAAGTCTCGTTCGTTCGGAATGCCGGGAGGGACGATGAGATTGAAGGGGGAGAGCGCTTCCCAGACGATGCGACCCTGACGGATCGGCTTCATCTCGATCTGCGGGTTCGGCCCGTTGCCGAGCGCTTCTATCGCCTGCTGCTCGTCGCGGATCGGGACACCGTTGATGTGCGGGACGTTGTCGGCAATGATCGGGCCGATGGTCGGGTCGAAGCGGCAGCGGACACCGGCGGTTCCGAGGTCGATGCACAGACGCCGCACTTCCTCGAGGACGTCGTCGCCGCGCCACTCGTTGTCCCAGCCCCAGGCGACCGCCTGGTTGAGCAGGTCTTGAAAGTCCTCGGAGGGCTGATCGTCACGACGCAAAAGCAACTGCGGTCGATCGTCGTCCGAGCCAAGCTCGCCCAGGGCGGTCGTCCGGTACTCGGTGATGACGTCGGTCGAGTAGAGCTCCTTGCCGTACAACTCGGCCGGGAAGATGAGTGCGCGCTGCGAGACGTTCCACTTGAGCCAGAACTTGCCGGCGGCGAACGCGAGGTTGGAGTGCCAGGTCGGTTCGTAGCGCTTGCGGTCGTCACGAGCAGCGCCGATCGCGTCTCGAACTTCCTTGGTGAGCCCGTCTGCACCGACGAGGGCGCCCTTGTCGTCGAGCACCGCCATCATCGTCGACATCAGGCCACCATCTGCTCAGGCGTCGTCCATGCCTCCTCGAGAGGATCGGGTCCCAGTTCAGGTGTCGAATGCCACGCAGGAGGCTCCTGCCACGGGCGCCCAGCGAGACTGCAAACCTGGTTGACGAGGAGCTCGCGCTCTCGTGCCTGCTGACGAATCGACCAGCGGGCGATGCTCGCGAACGAGATGAAAGCGATACCGAGGACGACTGCTTCGGCCAGAGCGACGTACAGCATCAGAAGTACCTCACTCGTGGGGGAATCGGCTGCACGATCGGCTGGAAACTCGGCGCGAGCGAGCGCGGAAGTTGGGATGCCGCCGAAGTCTGCGTCGGCGGCGTGAAGCTCGGAAGGTGCGGGACGAGCGGCCGATCGTCAGGGCGCTGCGTCACCGGGGACGGCGTTGCAATCGGAGGGCCGACCTCGGGTGCTGGTCCCTGGACTGAACGCTCAGGCTGTGACATCGCGAGCGCCCGAGCGAGCGTGTCTCCTGCGCCGGCGCCGCCGCCTGCCGTGCGACCCGACATGAACGACCCACCAGCAGAGTTCAGCGGGAGCGATGAGCGGCGTCCAAACGACGTAGCGCCAGAGTTGAGGCGAAAGACGCCACCACGCGAACGGCGCCTATGCTCGTTGTCGATCATCGCGTCGATCCCGGCAGCGCGAGCAGCGCGCGAGGTACGGCTTGTGCTCGTCGCCGCACGAGCAGCGCCAGTACGACTTCGGCTTCGGGCGTAGGACCTTCGTCCCTTCGCCCTGAGCGCCACCCTTGACGAGCAGACTCACGCGACTTCGCCACCAACAAGCGAGAGCGCAACCTGAGCGTTCTCGCGCAGGCGCGTTTCGAGTTGAGCGACACGAGCGGCAAGAGTTTCGATCTCCTCCTCCTGCTGCTTGACGCGAGAAACGAGTCGCGCCTCCGCTCCCTCGTGGCGAAGGACGATGTCCCGAAGACTCCCGATCTCACGCTCGCGCTCGACAACCGCGTTGGCCGCGCCCTCGAGCTCGTCGAGCTTGGCGCCTTCGGCGAACCCGAGCAGCCGAGCAGACGTCTTGGCGCAGACCGAGCACCAGTAGACGTGTCCGCCGGCGATCTCACGATGCGTGTCGACGAGCGGACCCTTCTGAGAACCGCAGCCGACGCAGGCTTGAGGGAACGCAGTCGGAACCGGGACGACGATGAAGTCGATCACGACGAGCCTCCTAGACGTTGATGAGGTTCGGACGACCGCCGCGCTCGTTCATGCGCTCCTCGTATTCCATGAGGGCGAGCGAGCGAAGGTCGCCGGGCGGATACTCGGCGAGGTCGGAGGCTTCCGGCCGCGACATCATCCCGTAGCGAAGTGCTGCGTGAGCGTGCCCGTAGGCACCTTCCCAGTCGGGGTCGACGATCTCGCCGGCGTCCTTCTTGCCGGACTCGAGGTCGAGGATTGGAGCAGCTTTGAGCTGCTCGACGAGGTTCGGGCAGCGAGCGCCGACGATGTAGAGCTTGGGTGCACCGCGTTCGCCTCGGAGTGGGTGCCACTCGGGGAACAAGCGATCGGGGTCGATGCGAAGAAGCTGCTGGATGCGCGCCTTGCCCGCTTGCCGATCGTTGTTACCGGGGATCAAGTTGATCCGGTTGTCGGACTGATCTTGGTACTCGGTCGCGATTGTCGCCGGAATCCCCTGCTTCTTGGAGAGAATCCCCAGCCCGTGCGTCACAGACGGGTCGGCGATGACGCGAGGATGCTGCGTCTGCGGTCGTCCGTCGGGTCCTAGCCACTCGGGATACCACGCTGCGCGGCGATCGAGCACCGCTTCACAGTGGTCGGAGATGAGGCAGCGCCCCCGGTAATACTCGTCGAAGACGATCTGATTGCCGTCGTAGTCGGTCGCGACGATGTACCACGCAGCCGGGTTCGACGTCCCGTGATCCATGAACTCGAAGCGCTCCCATTCGGGTGGGATCGCGAAGATCGGGGGAAGGTGGATTCGGTCGTCGACGTCGTAAGCGGCGCCCTCGAACGCTCCCCAGTCGCCGTCCATGAGCTGCCGTTGCAGCGCTTCAGGAAGGTGATTGAGCGAGAGGGTGTAGTCGGCTACGTCGAGTCCGGGGTTGTCGGCGATCTTCGCCGGCATGAACAGTGTCGGACGAGCCCGGTTGTCGATGAAGCGCCGGCGCACCCACAAGTGCCCGATGCCGCCAGGGTTTGCTGACGCAAAGGTTTGCACGGGCACGTCGGCGAGAGACATTCGACGACGCTGACGGGAGAACCCGATGTAGAGGTAGATGGACTCCGTGAAATGGGTGAGCTCGTCGAACCCGACAAACTGGAACGCTCCTCCCTGGTAGGAGTGCTTGTTCTCCTCGTACTGGACATGGCCGAACTGGATCGTCGCCCCGCTCGGGAACGTCCACGTCTTGTCGCGCTCGTTCCAACGCGCATCCGAGTTTCCGAGCCATTCCTTCGAGAGCGGGATTAGACCGCCGGCCTGTGAAAGCTCGGGGAACGTGCGGCGCAGGAGTAGCGCGGCGTAGCCTCGCCGGTGAACGTGTCTCAGAGCCGCAGTAAGAAGCCCTGCCGACTTGCCGCCGCCGACTGCACCGCCGTAGAGAGCTTCACGACCGTTGAACAGCAGCAGGCCCGATTGCTGCGCGCTCAGGCTGTCGATGATCGGGCAATACTTCGCCAGCCCTGGGAAGAACCTCTTGAGCGTCTCCGGGCTCGAGTCCAAGGAGATGGCCCTGTCCCGTTGCAACGTAGAGGGCGACGATGTCTGCGATTCCGACAACCGATCTCCCTTCGATCTCGATTGCGCCGCCACCCTCGCCGGTTACTTCGACGCGCGAAGCCGGGTTGAAGGTGTCGTCGCGGCGCTCGAGCACCCATGCGCTCGATCGCCATTCCTTCTCGTCGGATTCCGAGAGGGTCGAGACGCGCTCGAGCAGGTACTCGGAAAGAGCCTTGGAGGATGCGAGGTAGAGCATCGCTTCGGCGTTCGGAGAGCCGGTGTCGGCTTCGTACAAGTCGCCGAGTGAGTCTTCACCGTCCATGAGCCAGCGACGAAGCGCGCGGGTCGGGACTTCCACGAGTCCTGCGACCATCGCGTCAGTCGCACCGGATCGGTAGTGGCCGGCGATCTGCTCGACGAGCTCGGGAGTGAGTTCCTTGCGCTCCCAGGATCGCCAGCTCATACGGCGTTGCTAGGAGCCCCAGGAACCTTCCCGA